GGCCGCAGCATCCCGGTCACGATGTCTGGCGGCGGCGGTGGTGACGTGTTCAACATCTCGGTGAGCGTGTCGGACGCCGGAGCCGCTGCCAGCGGCGATGACGCAGGTGGCCGCGACCTTGGCAAAGCGATCGCCAGCGCGGTACGCCAAGAGATGCTCGCGCAAAAGCGTGCGGGTGGCCTGTTGGATGCGCGAAGGGCCTTGTAAATGGCAACCTTCACTTGGACACCGTCGGTCGGTGCCAGCGTCGCCCTGCGTCCCAATGTGCGCCGCGTGGCGTTTGGCGACGGCTACGAGCAGCGGCTTGCCTTTGGCCTCAACACCAAGCCCGAGGTGTGGACGCTGGAGTTTCGCGGCCGCACGAGCTTGGATGCGGCCGCCATCGATAACTTTCTGCGTGCCCGTGGTGCCGTCCAGGCCTTTGACTGGGTATCACCGGCAGGAACCTCTGGCAAGTTCACGTGCGAGGAATGGAGCCGGTCGGTGGACGAGCCCAACGTCGAGACGGTGCGCGCAACCTTCAAGCAAGTGTTTGATCTGTCATGACGCAGCCGTCCACCTCTTTGGCGATCACGTCTGAGATCCAGAAGCTCGCGCCCAGCGCCGTGATCGAGTTATTCGTGCTGGACCTTTCCCTGTTCGGGCAGGGTCCGGTGCGCTTTCATGCGGGCACCAACGCGCTGATGCAGCGGGTTGTCTGGCAGGGCAATGCCTATGAGGCCTTTCCGATCCAGGTGGAGGGATTTGAGCTGAATGGTGGAGGTCAGGTGCCGCGGCCACGCCTGCGTGTGGCCAACGTCACCGGCTCGATCACGGCCCTGATGCTGAGCTATCAGGACCTCATCGGCGCCAAAATCACCCGCAAGCGCACCTTAGCCAAGTACCTGGACGCCGTGAACTTCCCAGGCGCAGTGAACCCGAGCGCCGACCGGTCCGCCGAATTCGCGGACGACATTTACTACGTCGACCGCAAGTCCCGCGAAACCCGGGATGTCGTCGAATTCGAGTTGGCTGCCTCGTTCGATCTGGAAGGCGTTTCCCTGCCGCGTCGGCAGATCGTCCAGAACGTCTGCCCCTGGAGATATCGCGGCAGTGAGTGTGGCTACACCGGCTCCGCGTACTTCGATGCAAACGATCAGGCGGTGGGCGGGAGTGGCCAGGACGTCTGCGGCAAGCGGCTGTCGTCTTGCCAGGCGCGCTTTGGACAACACGCCGAGCTCTCATTCGGGGGCTTTCCGGCTGCGGGTCTGATCCGCTGATGCTCGCCGAGAACAAGGCGCTGGCGCTGGAGCACGCCCGCGCGGAGTACCCGCGCGAGGCTTGTGGACTGCTCGTGATCCGCAAGGGCCGCGAGGTCTACGCCCGCTGCCGAAACATCGGCGTGGGGACCGACCAGTTCGTGATTCACCCCGAGGACTACGCAGCGGCCGACAGGGAAGGCGAGATTGTGGGGGTGGTACACAGCCACCCAGGGACGTCGCCCGAGCCCAGCCAGGCCGACCGTGTCGCCTGTGGAGCCAGTGGTCTGCCGTGGCACATCGTGGGGATCCCCAGCGAGGACTGGGTCCGCATTGAGCCGACCGGCTTTGTTGCGCCCCTGGTCGGTCGGGAATGGTCCCATGGCGTTCTGGACTGTTATTCGCTGGTGCGGGACTGGTTCCGCAGCGAGCGCGGCGTGCTTCTTCCCAACTTTGCCCGGTTCGATGACTGGTGGAAGCGGGGCGAAAACCTCTACCTGGACAACTTTTCGCGGGTCGGCTTTGAGGTCGTCAACTTCGCTGACCTGCGCAATCTGCTGCCGGGCGACTGCTTCCTGATGCAGGTGGCATCGCCCGTTCCCAACCATGCCGCCGTGTACCTCGGCGACGGTCTGATCCTGCATCACTTGCAGGGCCGGCTGTCCAGCCGGGATGTCTACGGCGGCTACTGGCAAAAAGTCACAACCCACGTTCTTCGGTATGGTCACGGTCATTCTTCTAGGTGAACTCGCCAAGCGATTCGGTCGCCGGCACCGCTTGGCCATTGCTTCGGCTGCGGAGGCGGTACGCGCGCTGTGCGCCAACTTTCCCTCCTTTGAGCGCGAACTGGTCGCATCTGGCGAGCGCGGTGTCGGCTATCGCGTACTGGCTGGGCGAGACGCACTCTCGCTTGACCAATTGCATGAGCCGACCGGTCAGCAGCGCATCACCATTGCGCCGGTCGTCTCCGGGGCCGGCAGCAATGGCCTGGGTCAAATCCTGCTGGGCGTGGCGCTGATCGCCGTCGCCTGGTGGAACCCGATGGGTTGGGCCGCTGCCGGATCGTTTCTTTCGCAGACCACCCTGTATTCGATCGGCACTTCGATGGTGCTGGGTGGCGTTGCCCAGATGATCGCGCCCACGCCCAAGGCGCCTGATCCGTCCGAGCGGCCCGAAAACAAGCCCAGCTACAGCTTCAACGGGGCGGTGAACACCACCGCCCAAGGGCATCCGGTGCCAGTGGGGTATGGCCGTCTGATCGTGGGTTCAGCCGTGATCAGCGCGGGGATCGACGTGGACGAGGTGACCCTTTGAATAACCTGATGAGCGACCTGATCATCGGCGCCGGAGGTGGCAAGGGCGGAGGCGGCAGTGCCCGTGTCGCCCAAGAGGCACCCGACAGCCTGCGCTCGAAGGCCTTTGCCCGCGTCATGGACCTCATCTCGGAGGGCGAGATCGAGGGCTTGGCGGACGGACTCAAGTCGGTGTATCTGGATGACACGCCCATTGAAAACGAGGACGGCTCATACAACTTCACGGGTGTAACGCTGGAGTCGCGGCCGGGTACCCAGCAGCAGAGCTATGTGCCCGGCTTTTCCTCAGTCGAGAACGAAATCGCCGTGGGCGTCGAGGTCAAGGCGAGTAACCCTGTGGTCCGCTCAGTGACAGACCCAGACATTGACGCGGTTCGGGTGAAGGTGAGCGTGCCCCAACTGACCAACCAGGACACCACCAATGGCGACCTCAACGGCAGTTCGGTCAATTTTGCGATTGACCTTCAGGTCAACGGTGGCGGCTTCGTGGAGGTGGTCAACGACACGATTTCCGGTAAAACCACGACCAAGTACCAGCGCGGCTATTACGTCCGCCTGACGGGCATTGGCCCCTGGGAAATCCGTGTGCGCCGCATCACGGCCGATTCGACCTCATCGGCAATCCAGAACAAGACCTATCTGGAGTCCTACACCGAGGTCATCGAGAGCAAGCTGAGGTATCCCAACAGCGCCCTGGTGGCGCTGCGGGTCGATGCCTCGCAGTTCTCCTCCATCCCACGCCGCAGCTACGACATGAAGCTGCTGCGCGTGAGGGTGCCGGCGAACTACGACGTGGCCGCTCGGGCCTACAGCGGGGTCTGGGACGGCACCTTCAAGATCGCCTGGACGGATAACCCGGCCTGGTGTTTCTATGACCTGGTCACGAGCACCCGTTATGGGCTGGGCAGCTATATCCCGGAGGCACAGGTTGATAAGTGGGCCCTGTATCGAGTGGCTCAGTATTGCGATCAACTCGTTCCCGACGGACTGGGCAGGCTCGAGCCGCGCTTTACCTGCAACCTGTACCTCCAGACACGGGAGCAGGCCTACAAGGTCGTTCAGGACATAGCCTCGATTTTCCGGGGCATGGTGTATTGGTCGGGTGGGGCCATCACGGTCACGCAAGACGCGCCGGTGGACCCGGTTTACCAATTCGCCCCTGGCAACGTGATCGATGGTGAGTTCGCCTACCAAGGCTCGTCGGCCAAGGCCCGGCACACGGTAGCCCTGGTGACCTGGAACGATCCGCAGGACTTCTATCGGCAAAAGGTCGAGTACGTCGAGGACGCAGCCGGTATCGTTCGGTACGGCATCGTGCAAGCCGAGGTGGTCGCTCTGGGATGCACCTCCCGAGGCCAGGCTCACCGCGTGGGCAAGTGGCTTTTGTACTCCGAGCAGTCCGAGTCAGAAATTGTCACTTTCCGCACTGGTCTGGAAGGGGCCGTGGTGCGCCCGGGCGATGTCATCAAGGTGGCGGACCCGGTGCGTGGAGGGATGCGACTGGGGGGCCGGATTGCCGCGGCAACCTCCAGCACCGTGACGCTGGACCAAGATCTGCCTGCGGATCTGCCGTGGCGGCTCTCGGTGATTCTGCCCAATGGCACTGTTGAAGAGCGACTGGTCGGGCCGATTTCAGGCCGAACCTTGACGGTGACGATCCCGTTCAGCTTGATCCCGCAGACGGATGCGATCTGGGTGTTGGCATCCTCAATCATCGAGACCCAACTTTTCCGGGTGGTCGCTGTCGCCGAGCGTGATCCGGGTGAGCATGAAGTCACGGCGCTGGCTCATAACCCGAGCAAGTACGCCGCAATCGAGGAGGGTCTGGCGCTCCAGCCACGATCGATCACGGTCCTCTCGGACGTGCCGGCGACACCCACCGGACTTGCCGTGCAAGAGAGCCTTTACCGGGTCAAGGACCAGGCGCAGGTTCTGGTGCAAGTGTCCTGGTCGGAGGTGCAAGCTGCGATCGCGTATCGGCTGTCGTACCGGGTCAGGGGCGGCAACTTCGTGAGCCTGCCGCTGACCAGTGCCAACTACGCCGAAATCCGTGACGCGCAGGAAGGCGAGTACGAGTTCAGCCTGCGGGCCATTGGCATCACGCGCAAGGAAAGCGTGCCGGCGACCTTCAACGCTACGGTGCTGGGGAAAACGCTTCCGCCGTCCGACGTCACGGGCTTTCTGGTCCAGCGCCGGATGTCGGACCTGCTCCTTCAGTGGGACGAGCTTCTGGACGCCGATCTCTCAGGCTACGAGGTGCGGGTGGGGCCTGGTTGGGACAACGCCCAGTTGGTGGCCAAGACCGCGGCGACCCAGATGGTCCACGACCAGAGCGCTGCCGGGCAGTACCCGTATCACATACGCGGGATCGATACCTCCGGGAACTACAGCGCCCATGTGACGACTTTCGTGCTGACCTTGCTCGCACCTTCGACCGTGCGCCAGTTCGATGTCGTGCAGTCAGCCAATCGGCTGGAGTTTCGCTGGCAGCCCAACCCCGAGCCTGAGGTGGTGGGTTATGAGTTGCGCGAGGGCGCGGCTTGGGATGCGTCGCTCTTCGTGGCCGAGGTCAAGTCGACGAGTTACACGCTGCCCTCGGGCTTTGATGGCGAGCGCAGGTTCTGGATCAAGGCGATTGCCTCACCGGGCATATACAGCGACACGCCGACCTTTGTGTCGACCGTCGTGGCGCAGCCGCAGAACGCCAACCTGATCCTGGAGCGGGACGAGCAGGCCTTGGGTTTTCCGGGGACCAAGCATTTCGCATCGGTGGTCGCGGTCAATGGCCGCAACGTCCTACGCATGAGTACAGGGGCCCAAACGGCCGAGTACCTCTTCGAGCTTGATCTGGTGTCGCCAATCCGGGCGCAGAACACCTTGCTCAACAGTCTGGGCGCCTCGGTCGACGACCGAACGACCTGGCTGGAGGCGAATTTTCCGTGGAGCGGTGACGCCGCCCGGCGCCAGTGGGCCTATGACGGAGCGGTCGCCAATGTGGATGCCAGGTTTCAAATTGCCCGCGAGGACACGCTGCAAGCAGGAGAGATCTACGGCTGGCGCCTGAACGGTTCAACGGCTGGATTGGGCAGCGCAGTATCCAGCCAAGCGGCAGGTATCGCCTATGCGGCCGGCCGCTATGGTGATGGTCTGATGGTCAAGGACACCACCCGTGTGGCTTGGACGGTAAGCGTTCCATCGGTGTTTCACACCTCCTTTTGGTTCATCCCCGTCGAGGTCACAACCTGCGTGATCTGGACCGCGTCAGGCCCTTCTGGATTGCTCTTGGTGGGCTACGACGCAGCCACATCCGCCTTCTTTCTGGAGGACCACCTGGCCAGGCGCGTGAGCGTTCCCTTTGGGATGACGGCCACCGATCGCGTCTGCATCGGGGTGTGCCAGACCGCTTCTGAGCGGCGGCTTTTTGCCGGTCGCATGGGCGGTGACATCCAGGCTGCAAGCGCGGGGTTTGCTCCCGTTGGAATTCTTTCGACCTTGCGTCTGTACTAGACCGCGTCGTTCCCAAACCCAACCCCAACCGTGGCGCTGTTCTCGCAAGAGGCAGCGCCATTTCTCCATTTCTCCATTTCTCCTTTTCATTTAGCGAGGACTTTTCATGATCGACGAATCCATGCAGCTTCAGGGCGCCATGACCCTCATCCTTCGCCGCGCGAGTGGCGAGGTCGAGACGGTCCACAAGGACAACATCATCGTCAACGTCGGCTTTGACTTCATCGCCGATGCCATTGGTAAGTCGGTAAGCCGTCCCGCAGTGATGGGTTTCATCGCACTGGGCACCGGCAGTACGGCGGCTGCGGCCACTCAGTCGGCCCTGGTGACGGAAATCGACCGCAATGCCGCTACCTATGCGCACACGGCGGGCACCAAGACTTTTACGTTCACCGCGGACTTCTTGGCTGGAGACAGCACGGGCGCCCTCACCGAGGCGGGCGTGTTCAATGCCGCGACGGCCGGAATCATGCTCGATCGAGTGGTTTTTCCGGTGGTCAACAAGGGGGCTGATGACAGCCTGACCGCAGTCTTTACCTTCACGATGAGCTGATTGTCATGCCCGATACAGTGACAGTCGCCGAAACCCCAGGAGCGAGGTACACATGGGCGTCGGCGAGCTTTACGTGGTCGAGCGCCAGTGCCGGGAAGAACTGGACCACTGCCTATCCCGCTGTCTACAACGTAGCCGTTGCCGTGACTCTCGCGGTGGTCGAGGCGTCGGGACGACAGTGGACCAAGCGGTCCAGCGAGGCGATGGGCTTCGCTGAGAGGATGGCCAAGCAGTTGACCCTGCGCGAGTCCGAGGCAGTTGGGTTTGGAGAGACCTATTCAGACCTCATCGCCTTTGTGCTTCGATGGGTGGAATCAATGGCTTTTGCGGAGGGCGTCGGAAAAGCCAATCGCAAGGAGGTTCGGG